TGTAGTTGCAGCTAAATAACTTCTAGCCACACTTAATTGTGGTGCTGTACCTTTAGTTAAATTAGAATCATATGAATCTACAGCAACTTGGCTCGTACCACTATAGCCACCCCCAAACAAAGCATAGTTACCAACTGTAGTTGCAGCTAATTCAGTTCTAGCTGCTCTTAATGAAGATGGTGTACCTCTAGTTAAATTAGAATCATATGAATCTACAGTACCTGCGTACGTACCACTATAGCCACCCCCAAACAAAGCATAGTTACTAACCGTAGTTGTAACTAAAAACCTTCTAGCCACACTTAATGGTGTTATAGTGCCATAGTACTCTATCTTCTTCTCGCCACTAAAGAATATCCTAGCTACACCTCCAACACCTACATAACCCTTCTTGACTTTTCTAGCTACATTATTAACACCACAGTAAATCTTAGTAACTTTTCTAGCAAGATTATTTACACCTACATATGCCCCTTTAGACATAGTAAATTTTCTCCTCTCCTATTGTATGGGAAATATCTAAAAAATAGGGGTAATTACTCATAGACAAAGTAGTAGGTACCCGTAGCAAGAGAAGAAGAACCAGCAGTAAGATCTGTAGTACCTTTAGTAATTGTGGGAACCTGAGCTTTAGTAGCATAGGTGCTAGCAGCTGTAGTAGAGTCAAGCTTAGCGGCCAAACCCTGAGTAACTTCAGTCTTAGTAGCAAACGTAGAGTTAGCTGTAGACGTATTTAGTTTAGCTCCAAGACCACTGCTTAGTTCTGTCTTAGTAGCAAACGTAGAGTTAGCTGTAGACGTATTTAGTTTAGCTCCAAGACCCCTGCTTAGTTCTGTCTTAGTAGCAAACGTAGAGTTAGCTGTAGACGTATCTAGTTTAGCTCCAAGACCACTAGTCAACTCAGTCTTAGTGGCATACTTAGAACTACCTTCAGTCTTCGTAAGGTAATCTGTAAGATCCTCTACAAGAGCTACCTTATTCTTACCCCCACTAGTAACACCGTCCATAATGATAGGACGATAACCTTTAGGATCATCAGTCTTTATGACTATTTGTCTATCTCTACCTAGAAACCCACCATCAAAGTCTTCCTGTAGAGCATATCTTGTGCTTATGTCTTTATCTGTTAGAGTTATTGTCATAATTAATTCCCCACTCTCCCATAATCTATTGTTCTAGAATTATTAATCAATGTATTAACCTGTGACGTGAAGTCAGTAATACCGGCTGTAGTATGTGTATGATTACTGTCAGACTTACCTGCTAGACCACTAGTCAATGCACTCTTAGTAGCAAAGGTGCTATTGGCTGTAGCTGTATCCATCTTGCCAGAAAGACCTTCGGTCAACTCAGTCTTAGTAGCAAACGTAGAGTTAGCTGTAGACGTATCAAGCTTATTACTTAGTTCTGTCTTAGTAGCATAGGCACTGGCAGCTGTAGCAGAGTCAAGCTTAGCAGCCAAACCCTGAGTAACTTCTGTCTTAGTAGCAAACGTAGAGTTAGCTGTAGACGTATCAAGCTTATTACCTAGTTCTGTCTTAAGAGCATATACAGAAAGATCAGGTTTATTCTTAATGTAGTCTACTTCTGTATCTACAGTCTGATTCCAATCTGCCTGCACTTGACCAAAAGATGCCTGATTGGCCCAATACTTAGCTGAGTATTCTTCACCTTCAACAGGGCCATCCACCTTACTAGCCCATGCCTTAGCCAGACCTACAGAACTATTGATTGTGGTCATAGCTGTAGACCCTGCCTGCTGAACTAGAGTCACCTGATTGGTACCCTCAGCACTCACAGCTGTCACAGCGTTGTCCTTAGCTGTATTAACTGCTTCAGTAGCCTTAGTCCCTGCCGATCCAACTGCAGCTACCTGTGCTGTACCAGCTTCAGTAACAAGACCTACCTGTTTAGTACCTTCACTAGTAACCAATCCTGTCTGTGTGGTACCCGCAGTATTCACAGCAGACACCTGAGCTGTACCGGCAGCTGTCACAGCTTTAACTTGTGTTTTACCTTCTTCACCCAGCTGACCAATGTGTTCCTGTGTAGCAGTCTCCAGTTCACCCTTCTGCTTTGTACCTTCAGCAGTTACAAGCTGTACCTGAGCTTCACCTTCGTCCTCTACAAGACCTACCTGCGTTGTACCTGCTGCATTAACCTGAGAGATACCGCTGGTCACAGCAGAAGAGATGTCCTGTTTACCTTGTTCTACTGCCTGTGATATTTCCTCAGCAGAACCAGAGGCACCGTCAGCGCTAGCCTTAGCCTGTTGTGCCCAATACTTGGAGGAGTAGTCCTCATTATTGACAAGCCCATCAGTCTTAATAGCCCAGTCCTTAGCTAGGTTCTCTGAAGCTTTGGCATTGGTTTCTGAGGTCTTAGCGTTAGTCGCAGATACCTTAGCATTAGCTTCAGACTGCTTAGCTTTAGTGACATTCTCATTGGTAGTAACTATAGCATTAATGACAGTATCTACCTGACCACTCTCAATAAGATTCCCTACAGCTTGTACGTCAGATATGTTGTCTGCAACTGTCTTAATGTTGCCACCAGTGATCTCTACACCACCAGAAGACCCAGTACCCACTCTGCCCATATCTGTACCTATGGATGCTGAAATCTGTCCATCTAGGTCACCGGCAACTATGTTGACATCATCCATGTTATTGGAGACATTAACAACATCATCAATATTGTCAGCTACAATGTCCAGCTTGGGTTCTATCTTCTTAGCTTCATTAGCCCAGTATTTGGAAGAATAGTCTTCACCATTGACCTTAGCATCCATCTTGATGGCCCAGTCTTTAGCTAGAGCTACAAGATCAGAAGTCTCCTCAGCTGCATCCTCCTTGATCTGCTGAGTCTCTTCCTTTATCTGCTGAGTAGCATCCCTGATACCTTCAGTCTCAGTCTTGATCTGCTGAGTCTCAGTCTTTATCTGGTTAGTCTCATCCTTAATTGTCTGAGTATCACCTTTGATTGTCTCAGCTTCATTCCGATACTGTAGAGCCTGATCTCTATAACCTTCAGCTTCTTCTACCAGATCTTTAACATTCTCTTTGTCTGTCAGATAGAAACCATAGGTCATCGCATCATTCTCATCAACGGGATCACCCACATTGACAATACGATTACCCTTAGCATCCCAATTGCCATCTCTATCTTTAACCAGAGCATCATTGATGATGTCTCTAGCTTCTTCAGCAATATGAAATGCCTGCAGCTGAGATGTATCAAGATCAGTAGCTTTCAGGATCGAAGCATCCTTAAAGGTAACGACACGATCAGTAGCTGACGTATAGCGTCTTATAGTCAACTCAGATCCACTAGAAGGAGCTGTCTTAAGTCTGACTGTAGTATCATCTAGGAAGTAATAGTCAACACTAGTATCGCCGTAGTCACCCCCTTTTAGATCGGCATTGTCTAGTATGACCTTAACAAATGTTTTCTTGAGGTAATCAAATGGTACTGTAAAATCTACTGTAGTACCATCACCCTCATAAATTATAATGGTTGATGCCATATGTTAATCTTCGTTATCTGTAATCATGTTAATTAGACCCTGTTGTACCAAGGGTATGTTAGGAGTTATAGCCTTTAGGTTTCTACCAAAGGATTTGGCATAACGTTCTCTGTCTCTATCAAAGTATTCATCAGGGTTAAGTATACCTGCATCTATAAGGTTTCTTGTATCCGCTTGAATACCATAGAGGCCCTTAACAGTGTTATAGGACGGGAACATGCTTCTAAGGATAGCTTCACCGTTAAGCTGACCTGCCTCATCTCTATCTTCTATGCCCTGATCTGAGGTAGACTTAATGCCAACCTTAAGACCAGCTATGTTAACCAATAGGGACGGATAGGCTAGTATTGAGGAACGCATAGAACCATTGATAGCTACATTGGCTAGTGTAGCCCCATCAACATCATTAAGGTCTTCAACACCTATAGTGTTCTTAAAGTATAACCTTCGTTGTTCTTCGTTCATACCGGAGACAACCATAGCAGTCTGTCCAACATAAGACATAAGACCAAGAGCACCTGAAATAGACATGGTAAGAGCTTGCCCTATAGCATCTCCTTCCTCAAGCCTATTGACCATCTTAATAAGTCTCTTTCTGTAAGACCTAAGAGCAAAAGACTTGAATTGCATGGCTGCATTAAGGAAGTAAGACTTGTTAGCTCCTCTCCAAATAAAGGTGTCACCTAGAGAAGGTCTTAGGATAGTCTCAGAGGCCACATAGTCACCAAGTCTCCTGAGGAGCATGAATCTATCCATGTTCTCTTCAACTTCCTTAGCGAACTTATCAGTAAACTCTAGTCTGTCTTTAGTTACTCTAGTCCCTTTTCGTATACCTTCAAGAAGATCATTGAATCCCTCTTCGTCAATGTTAAGTCTCTTTAGGACATCCTCTGTGAAGAACTTTCTGTCTCCTACCCTACTATGAGCAAAGCGAACCAGATCACCCATAAAGATACCTCTAGCACAATCTGTAATAGACTCATTGGATGCATTGAGATACTTAGTGAATGGAGAGTTAGTAGACAGCCATTCAGTACCAGAGACCAAACGAGCTAGCCACTTGTTCCCATTGAATCTCTCTAGGTTCCTGTTGTCTATCTCTCGCCAAATCCCTCTCATCTTAGACTCCATGCCGAATTGGTTGTTGATGACATCTCTTCTCTCAGCACGAGTCATTCCCCCATGAGACCAATCATTAAGTCTCTCTTCAAGCTTAGGTATAGACTTAATCATGAAGGAAGCACCATATGCCTTAATAGCCTCTGCTGTCTCAAAGTGATTTAAGAAACCCATAAAGACATTCTTAGTGAAGAACGTAAAGTTTCTCAAGGCTTCAGACAGAGCATTGCCAAAAGAAGCTGCATCCTCATTGTCCATACCACTTCTTCCATAGTAGGCATTCATGAGGGCTCTGAAAGCATCTCTCTGCTGTTTCTTTGTCTTCAGTGCGCCTGCTGTGTCACCAGCTAGTTTGACCTCAGCTTCTATAGCATCATCTATACGTTTCTCTAGGTCTTTATAGTTGTTGACACCAAAGGAATCATAAACACCAAGGTCAGCTGAAGTTCTTCTATTGTATGAATCCATGTTCTCTGAGATATCTCTAAGGAGTCTATCAATAGAGAACCCATCAACATCCTCTTCAGTTATCTTCCAAGGATTACGAGTCTTTCTATAGTTAAATTGAAAGTTCTCAGGGTCATCATAGAGTCCCTTCTGTATACCTACACTCTGGTCAACAATACCTAGAGCATCACTGTCGGCTTCCTTCTGAACAAAGTCCAAGAAGTCTTTTTCATTGATCTCAGTAGGAATCGGTGCATTCTTTGAGTTAGCTTTAGTTGCAAGAGACTTTAGGTTCTCTTTGTACTTAGCTTCCCACAAAGCTCTGTACTTAGGGTCATTAAGGGTTCTCATGAGAAGCTTAGAAATCTTTGTCTTTAGAGCTTTCTTCTGTGCTTCTCTGGTTTTTCCCTTCATTCTGTTTAGCCAGTCAGCTACTCTAGTTCTGCTATATGATCTAGACTCATATTGGAATAGCTCAGGAGTAACCTTACCATCAATCATGCCTGCACCCTTAAGCTTATCTCCACGAGAACCATAGAACCCTTCAAACATCTTGGAGATATTGTTAAAGGCTGCATTGTTGTCTAGGTCAGTAGAAAACCCTTCCTGCTTTCTTCTAAGTCTATGGTTTATTTCCTCCACAGACATATTGATTTCTTTAGACAGCTTATTAATGCCATCAGCTACTTCATTAAAGAATCTGTAGCCATCATTGAAATAGAAGTCCTTATACTCTTCAGCTGTAAAGGTACCCTTCTCATTGTTGAATTGCTTGAAGATACCTGTATTAGGATCTCTGATACCTTCTTCAGTCTTAAAGAACTTATTGGCTATGTCTTTAATCTCAATGCTTTTAGCTTTCTGAAAGACACCAGCAATAGTGGCTGAAGGCAAGTGTTTCTCTAGGTTCTCTCTGAGACCATTAATAGCACCTACTGTACCACGGATACCCTTAAGATACTTAAAGTCCTGCACAGTGTCATTGGCTATATCCTTAGCTGTCTTCATGGCCCGTCTGCCAGCATCACCCACAATGCGACCAGCACCAGACATCTTTCCTCTGACTCTAGAGAATCCTTCAACAGTACCCCCAAGCATCACAGCATTCGCTAGGTTGTCTACGGGGTCATTCTCGTCACCTGAGACATACTCATTGGCAAACCCACTAAATACAGCAGAACCAGCAGCTAGACTTAGACGACCTGCCATACTAGCACCACCAGCAAACGGTATGTAACTTGTTGGGTCACCAAACATACCACCTACACCAGATGCTAGGTTGTCAGCTATAGAAGCCATTGACTGCTGTCTTCGATACTCCTGTACTTCTTTGACGATACCTATACGGGACTCCATGTCTTCCTTAGAGTTAGCCCCTCTGACAATGGATTTATATCTGTCTAGGTTATAGTCAACAGTCTCTAGAATCTTCTTACGTTCTTCTGATGTAGGTTCATACTGTGTAGTAAAGTCAAAAGGAGAAGGGGAAGCTAATAGCATTCTAGCTTTAACTGTCCCCCATTCATTCTTTAGACCACCTATAAAGCCTACAGCCTCATTAGCTTCTTTCCGAAGCTCCTCCTCTGTATGAAGGGGTGGTCTAGCTTCAGGGACTATTACTGCACTGTCAGGGTCAACAGAAAGACCACCCCTCAGAGAGAAAGGATTCTGTACTAGATTTTCTTCCATATATTATCTCTTACTTAAACATGTTCAGGATGTCATGAATAATAGTAGTGGGTGTCTCACTAGCCTTATTCTCAACAAACTTCATATAGGATGTTGCTAAATCTTTATTGGTTATTCTCTTTACAAGAACAGCAGTATCCGCATCAGTAATATCGTAACTCTTCAGATAAGGATTGTAGCCATAAACAAAGGATCTATCCTTGTTCTCTTTAGCAAAGTTGTCTACAGCATGCTCAAAGAATTCCTGAGCATCCTCTAGGTTAGTGTTGTTGGTAACCCTAAAGAAACTAATAGGAACTGCGGCACCCCTAACGTTATAGTGATTGTTGTTAAACTCTGATCTAGCTTTCTCTAGAGCATCACTATTAGTAAGTCCATTATAGGTATACGCAAGAGCCTTCGTCTTAATGTAGCTTCTGCTGTAGGAATCACCTTTGATCTCACCTTTACCCTCCATCTCATCCAACTCAGCATCATAGCGCTCATTGATTCTCTGCAACTTCTTACGACCTTCTGAGCTAGAGTTTAGAGTAATGTAATTAGCATTCGATCTAATAATGTCCTGATAGGTAAGACCTGTGCTCTGAGCATTGATGAGAGTAACTAAAGTTTCCTTCTGCCAATCCGGTACATCCCCCATCATCTCATCAACAGCTGTAGAATCCATAGCGAATGCTGAAGCTATATCATCAAGATACTTAGGCTTAGACAAGACAGCAGCTTTGTTATTAAGGAGAGCCTGTGCCTGACCCTCTATGATAGCTAGACAGGACTGTGCTCTAGCTCTGAAGTAACCTCTAGCAGGGTTGTATTTACCTGTAGGATTCTTAGCTATATTAACAATATCAGATAAACTATACTGACCACTCTCTACTCTCTCCCAGAACTTCTTGTCAATAGAAGTTTGATCTAGGTCAAGAATATTGTTAGGTTTAGTTTCAGTACCACTAGCTAAGGAGTCAAGATAGAATCCAGCATCTCTGTCCTTGACAAACTTACCCATCTCAGACTTAGCATCAGCCTCGGACCGTCTCTTAAGAATCTCTGCTTGTCTCTTAGCTGATCCAACAGCACGAAGAAGATACTCATATCTAGCAGTACGCCTATTACTACTAGTAGCTTCTTCTGCTTCAAGCTCTCCCATTACCCAAGCGACATCACCTTGAGCTATATGATCATCAATGCTGAGAACGTCCTGAGCATAGGTATCAGCGTCCATTATCCAAGCATTCTTGTCTGACTCTACGTGTGCCTTATACCACTCAACGTCACCTACAACATCCTTTAGTGTCAGGTCACTACCATCGAATACCTTCAGGTCTGCAAGATCATCTAGGATCTTACCTCCATCAGGTCTCTTAGTGATATTGGGGAGGACATTCTTAATCAAAGCCTGCTTTTGTTCAGGACTATAGTGAGCAACCTTAGGATTAGCAAAGACATCCTTGACTGTAGCTACGATAGCCAGAGGGTCAGACTTAAGGTCACTAGACACAGCATTGATAAGAGCTGAGTCCTGCATGATACCTTCCTGAACATTCCAATCATTAGTTACCTTCTGCTGACTGACAAGTACCTTTATGCGACCACCTTCAGAGTCCTCATAGAAACCCTTCTTGAACCAGTAGTCACTTTCAGTAGCCCAAGGGAATGTACCGTTCAGTTCTTTCAGTGCATTACGGACATGCTTAAAGTGCTCAGCATCCACCTGCTCAGGAGCCATGCCGACAAACTCATTGCGGTCTACTCTGTTCTGAAAGTCTCTCTCAGCCAACTGAAATGCAATCTTACCATGGTCATATTTGAGTCTGTTCATTGCCAAGGGGTCATCTTGGAATGGCAGGTTATTATTTACGACAGCCTGCTTATATTCCTCTAGTGAATGAGACCGCAACCAAGAGTCAACCTGTTTATTAACATACTTCTGTCTAGCTTCAAGTCCACCAAGAGTCAACTTAAAGCTCTCACCCAGCACTGTCATCCAGTTAAGTTCTTTATCATCTCTGAATTTACTTGGTACATTCAGGCTGAGCATTGAGGGTCTATAGCCACCAAGTTTCTCTAGGGCAGAGTTAAAGTATCTCCACTCCCCGAACTGTCTGCTAAACCCACCTGTATTATCTTCATTAGGCATTAGTAGAAATAACCTCCATATCTATATCCTCTAGTCATCGAATTAGAAGCATTCAATAGAGGACTCCAAGCATTATAAATCTGCATGCCTTTACCAAAGGCTGAACCCATAGAACCCCAGATACTTGTGGCCCCACTTCCTGCACTAGCAACTGTGGTTGCACTAGAGGAGGCTACAGGAGTAATGGTCAGACCAGAGGTAGCTGTGCCTGCTCCAGCTCCTGCAGCGGCACCTGAGATAGCATCAACACCACCTGCAGCGGCAGCACCTGAAGCTCCACCTGCAGCACCCCCCGCAGCTCCACCAAGAGCACCCAAAGCACCACCTGTAGCGGCACCCATAGCTGCACCCTGAACTGTAGCATTAAGGGTCTGCATGAAAGCCTGAGTGCCACCTATAAGCTGAGACTTAAGGTTGTCTCTAGCTTGTTCAACAGAATTAACCATCTGTATGTATAGGGTGTCCTTCTGAGACCTAATCTGATTGTACTGGTTTTCGTACTCATCCTTAATGGCTGTCTTCTGTCTACCTACAGCTGCATCTAGGGTCTGTCCTATCTTCTTGGCATTACGGCCCTCATAACCAGTCTCAGCCATAGCGGCCTCTACTTGTGCATTGTTCTGATAGGCATTGAGAGACAGAGAGAACAACTCAGAGACAGCCTGATGATATAGCTGTGTCTGTTGTTTTGTTAGTTCATTTTGATTATGATTATAGTTCAATTGAGCATATTCCATGTTCTTCTTGAACGCCTTAATCATATTTCTATTCTGTTTTGAGATGCTATATAGGGAACCACCAAACCCAGAAGCTCCACCTACTACAGCCCCAATAACTATAAGACTACTCACTGTTCAATAATTCCTTTCTGTGATTAGTTAATAGACGATACTCATCTGTACTCTCCATCTCAGCTTCTTCCGTAGTCTTAGCGTCTGTCCTAAAGAACATGGTGATGTAGGTGTCCTCTATGGCCCTAAAGACTTGTCTCCTTCCTGCTTCTCCCTTTAGAACCTTATAGCCATCTACATTCACCATCTTGTCACCCATGCTCATAGTACAGTTCCCACTAATGATGATACTAGTGGGAACCTTAAGGAAAGCTCCACAAGCTATGAGACCTGCCGGTATCTTTACTGTTCTGACATAGACACCGGCATGTATATATTGATCTACAGGTATATCTATCTGATCTGTTCTCTTGACAGCTTCTATGACAATCTGTTTGAGAGTATTCTGTTCTTCAATAGAAAGACTATGAATAACGTTATCACTATTATACTTTTGTATTTCTTCTGACATAGAATCCTTCCCATCCACCTGATATAATATTGATTGGTGTAGGATTATCACTTGACAATGATATTACTACCTCATCATTTTTATCTTGTATTGGGAACTTAAATCTACCTGTGTACAACTCATTGACACCTAGCTTTGTCTTTCGGATACCCAAAGTCTTACCTGTGTTTCTATAGGTATAGCACTTGTTCTTCATGTCATTGCACACAGTAGCATCAAAGACACCAGAATCACTATAGTTTACCCAGAAGTACCTTAGTTGCAGTCTACCTTCATCTTCAGATACTGTAGCTCCATCAGAGCTAGATGCTTTAATACTCTGCTGAGATAGTGTAACCTCAAACTTATACTGTCTTCCTACAAAGTATTCTTTGCTTCTGACATCACCTCTGATAGTAAAGTTGCCTGTAGTATCATCCCAATCGGAAATCTCAGTAACATAACCATCAGTATCTATAAAATAATACAGGTCTTTATGAGGTATCGTACCATAGACATCTTTGATGCTTATAGTAGTCTCATCATTGAAGTCACTGTACTTAGCTCCTGCCGGAACAGTATACTTTATCTTTCTGTCAATGAACAATCTGTAAGGCTCATCCTCCATGTCAATTGCATTACCTGTGAGCTGAGTGTACTCTAGGAATAGACCACCTTCAGTATTTACTAGGAAATAAATATAAGCATTGACAAATTCTGCCAAACAGACCTGAGTATTCTCAGGATACCCGAACTCCCATTTAGACCAAGACTGCTGCAGTGATGCTCCATCCTGTATGAGATACTTATAGACCCATACAGTACTAGGAGAGGTCTCTGAGGTAAGAGTAATCAAGTTCTCTGTTGTATTACCAGATAGTCTTGTGATACCTACAGGAATATATGTAGGTATGTGTGCAGTGACGTCCTCAGCATCCTTTAGGTCAGCTACGTCCTGTACGGTGTAGTATCTCATCAGTGAGCAATAGTCTACTCTGTCATTAATGAAGAAGATAGACTGACCTACACTCAATGGTTGTGCTCTGTCTGTGTAATTAAATGCTGTAATCTGGTCAACCTTAACACTCTTAGGAGTCAAGACACCATCTGCAGATAGGACAAACTGCCCTTCTCTAGAGAACAGCATAAGCTCCTTAGCATAAGGAATAGCATTTGTAAGGATTGCAACCTTATTGGAGCTTACAGCAACATCAATAGGGTCAGTATCAGCAATGCTTGCGGCCGATTTATACCAGTAGTTAAAGAAGTCGGATGACCCTGACAAAATAATGTTCTCATCGCTGATTACACCCAACCTGTTTCTATAAAAGAATATATCATTAATTGTTCTGTCAATAAAAGAGGGCACAGGATTAGTATCGTCATCACCTACTTCTCTATCAGCCCATGTTAGTTTCTCAAAAGTAAATGTGCCATCTGCTTGTCTAATAAGAGCATGAGGCATTGTAGATGCATTAATCTTGTACTCAATATCAGGAGCTACGGATTCCTGCCATGTATTAGTAGATGAGTTGTATCTAACCCAATAGTCATCCTCATCTTCATTAGTTTCACCCTGAACTTTCACAGGATAACCATCAGGAGCCGTAGGAGGCAGTTTAGATGTAGAGTTCACAGCACCCTTAATGGCATAGGCATTAGTGTTACCCATACCATCTCTAAAGTCTACGTCCGGCATGTTATAGTTTCTAGATGATGTAATGACAATTGTTGAGTCACCAGACACAGAGGCACTATAAGAACTAAAGCTTGCATTAGGATTACGAGAGTAACCCGCAGTAGCTCTACCACCTAGGTTCTGTAGCAGTTCATTATAAGTAGTCCATGAAGGCTCACCTGTGTTTGTATAGTTACCCTCAAACAGCTCAGCTAATCTATTGGCAATGAAGGACGTAGTAACCTGAACTGCCTGCTTAGCTTCACCACCGTCAGGTGTAATCATCCCGCAGTAGAAAGTACCATTAATAAATATGGCATAAGACTTAGCATAGTTGGCATTCTTAATGTAGATAAGTGCTTTATCTGTACCAGACTTAGATGACTTATCACTAGTCATCTTAGTAGAGACTGTTCTATTAAGAATAAATGTATAATCAGCTACAGTAACAGCTCTAAAGTCTTTCTGAGGATTACTCGATGTAATGTAACTAGCATCCTCCTTAATTTGCACTGTCTTAGGGTTACCCTGTAGATCCCACACTCTTATAGAGCCATTGCCCATCTCCATAATGTATTGCTCTGTATCATCTCTATTAATAACATGATACTTAAGAGTCTTAGGATTAACTTGGTCGCCCAGTCTAGCTACATGAATCGTAGGGGGTCTCTTCTGTAGACCTTCAACTTCACTAGAGAACCCATTTATTTGTTCTTGTACCTGATCTGCAAATCTAACAATATCAGGCTGCTGAGACACACCACCTTTGAATGAAGATATGCTTTGTGAAACCAGTGGCATGTTTAGCTCCTCTGAATATTCTGAGATATTGTCTGGTCATCATTGTAGATATTATAGTTGCCCTGCATAAGGTCATAATCTATAATATCTGCATATGCACTAGACTCCTCAGTCATAAGGTGCTGATCTATTTCCTGAGAAGTGAGGTATCTCATCTGAAATATTCTGCAAGCTCTAACAGTAATGTATTTTCTAAAGACATCCGGCAGAGCATCAAAATCAAGTTCCTTAACTAGCTCACCTACAGACAAGCCTTCAGGAAACTCGTTGGTCTGACTCTCTATGTCGAAAAAATAGCCCGACCTTCTGATAAGCTTCATACCGTCACTAAAGAATCTAAGATAACTATTAGGACACGGTACTAGGCCACTATCAGCGTCGGGCATGAGTGTTATATCATTAACTGTATTAAAGTCATATCCTCTACTCTGAATCTCCTTGGATACTCCATGAAGAATTCTCTGAGCATTCAAAGAGTCTACATCAAGATCATCTTCAAGAGTAGAGATAGGACTTGCACCCACTGAGGAGAGGACTTCATTAACCGCATCCAATTCATTAGATGGTGTTACAATCATATTTTCTCCCAGAGTTTACTTGTTGTTATTAGTAGTTACCTTCTTTCTTCGGGTTACCTTTGTAACCTTTTGGTCGGCAGGAGAAGAAGGTGTAGAATCCTTTAATTCTTTAATCAACCCTAGCTTCTTAGCTTCCTCAGGAGTGAGGTCTTTGCCCCACTTCCTGAGTTCTAGGAAATAAGAATTACCGTGAAGAATACGGTAATCCATAAGCTATTACGCAGGAGCCTGCGCTGTCTTAACAAAGATACCAACAGCTTCAGGACGAAGACCACCGTGACCCATAGCGTACTTGGCGATGATCTGGTCAGCCTGATATTCAGCTCTGCGGGCACGCTCCATAGCAAGGTCACGAAGCTTCACCGTACCCACAGCCGAGCGATGGAACACCACAGCTTCAGGGACAGCAGTCTTGATGACACTGTTAAGTGCATGCTTGCCATCGACACCATCATTAGTGAAGTTCGGGGTTTCCACAATCTCAAAGCCACAGACATTCTTCAGGGCACCCGAGGTAGGATCAAACATAGCCATGTAGTTAGCGGCATCCGGCATGAGAGCACGAATGATAGCCGAGTAACCTTCAGGCGTCACAAGGCAGTAACGGTCACCCTGCGGAACCCAGTTGTCAGTGAACTTAGCACGGGCTTCAATAAGACCTTCAAGGAGCTTATTGCCGAAGTCAGCCGAGGTGCTGATGTCAAGACCCGTAACAAACTCAAAAGCCTTACCAGTGCCGGGGTTTCCAAGATCGGTATTTGTCGGAATATTTTCAGGCATGCCCTTCGACTGATCCTTAAGGCACATATTCATAAGTTCATTAATGATGGCACAGTCAGCAGCCTGAGCAAGAGCTTCACCAAGCTGTCTCGAGTATTCCGTGCGGACATCATAATGATTCATCGCATCATCAATATCCGTGATAAGGCAGTCAGCCGTAAGAAGACCATCAATGGCGATAACCTTTTCGGTATTCTCCATCTTCTTACGCTGGTCATCAAGGTTATTGCCGGGGGCTAGATACTTAGCGTGCGTACGGCCCATCACGGGGAACGAAGCGCTTTTCCCGTGCGGGATAGTACGAACAACATGTCGGCCCATCATGACCGAAGTACGAGCAAAGGCCGTCAGGACTTCACCCGAGAACATCTTCATGAATAGAGCATCACGATCACCAGTCGATAGGTTTTGGCCGGGGTTAGAAATAGAATTAGTTGCAAGTGCTGCCATAATATTTATTTATTTTAGTGTATGTATGTTATTATTAGTTTATAATTAAAGTGCTGTATTAAACATCTTAAGCTCCATCTCTCGCATATACTGCGGGTCTCGACCATATCTAGGATCAGAGAAAGCCTTAATGACTTCTTCTTTACTAGTGAAGCCATTAGCTTTAGGAGCTGCACTCGAAGCATTACCAATGATGCTAGGATTACGAGTGCCATAGGTCGCTGTATATTTAGATTTAATACCTTCAAGCATCAGCGATAGTGCTTCAAGGTTATTGTTATCAATAGCTTTATTAAAGGTATCTACAACCTTCTTAGGTAGATTAGCAGATGCCCACTGTGTGAGCTTCTGGTATTCCTTCTCACCACCGGCAAGCTTATAGACCTCATTAGTGAACTTCTCTTCCAGTGCCTGTCGTGAAGCAATGAACCCCTCAATGACCTCAGAAGGATACCCTGCATTCATGAGGTCAGCAATGGTCTGAGAAGACAAAGTGCCGGTACTGTTGTATTCCTTAATGGCCTTATTAAGATCAACACCCTTAGCCTTAAGATCATTCTTGACAGCTGCAAGAACCTTTTCATTCTTGTCTACTTCTGTCTGAATGTTTGAAATACCATCAGTATTGCCAGTATTATTTTCAGTATTACTTTGATTAACCCCAGTAGTGCTAGATGTGCCATTATTTTCTTCGGGGTTATCATTAGTTGTCTCTGTATTCAGGATAGAATTACTGTCATCACCACCGTCCAACTGAATCTGCATGTTGTCCGAAATCATGACTTCAGTTTCCTGAGCAGAAGTAGGATTATCCAACTCCACTTATTGTTTCCTCTATAGTTAATTGTTGTTATTGTTACTGTTGCTGCTGATTGTTGTTGTCTACAGCCATCTGTGCCTGTGCATCAACACCAGCCTGCTGTGCATACTGCTCCATCATAGCCTGTTGTTCTTCCTGCATCTGCTCAGGTGTCTTAACAAGACCAGTAGCATCAATCTGAGAACTAGTAAAGATTCTCAAGATAAGATTGTTCATGTTGATGGTACTGAATGCCTGCTCACCAAGCTGTGCAATAAGACCAATAGCCTGAGTAAGGTTAGACAAGTCATGGCCTCTACCCAAAGCATCCATGCCAGTAACAATAGTAGGCTCAATGGTAGCTATGCTCTCATCAATAACAGGGAGCAAGTTCAGGGATGCCATCTGGTTCATCACACAGGATACCAAGGGTAGCTGCAGCTCCTGCGATAAGAGAGAGTAGACACCACCTAGGGTATCTTCAAGTTCACCTGCAACGTATCGAATCTCTTCTGCCGTAACTCTGTCATTTTGTCTTTGTACGGCACTATTCAACAGGAACGCGTAGGAGAGTCGAGATTCTATCTGCTGAGCTGTAGTAAAGACAGTCTGCATGTCCCCTGCCTTGTTCAACTGCATGGGAACAATATCCTCCTGTCTGCCTCTGACAAAGGCTCCATTCTCTGCCTTAGAGAGAGCACGTATGTTTGTCTGGCAAGAAGGAGACACTAGGAACATAACCTTAGCACTAATCATGGACATGTCCACAATGGACTTACTAAGGTTCTCTAGGGAGATAAGGTCACCTAGGTAATCTTCAACAAAAGATCTACCGTAGTTCTCATTGTCCTTCTTACAGAATCTCACAGGAATCCAAGGAGACTTATCTAGGGGGTAGTGCTGCTCAGATCCATTTACTACCTGACCCTCAATCTCCTGATAGGAACCCCAAGAATTAGGGGACTCTCTATAGACATGGGTATATACTTCAACCTTCTGATTGATCGATTGATCACCTGTGTCAGGTATAAGAGACTTAAGCTCTTCCGGCAGGGAACCTCTAGCTAGGACATCACGTGCAACAAGCTGAAGGACATTACCAGTCCCATCCCTCTCTACAACATAATCCCTGAGGGTATAACACTTAACACCACCTTCTTTAGGAGGAAGGAACAACAAAGCATTACCTGCAATAATCAACTGCTTGATGCACTCAAAGAGAGTAGGTCTAAGAGACTGAGCCTCCATGTACTTCATGATGCTCTGCTCCATCATAGACAAGCCATACTCAACGGTATCTTTCAGTTGGTCATCACCAGATTCATTTAGTTTCTGAGTGGACTCCTGATCCAGCCCTAGTCTGAAGAAGGGCTGCCCTGGGGGTAGCAACGACAACAGAAGTTTTGATGCCAGATTATTCAAGCCTCTAGCACCTACAGAATTGTAAGGTGTCTCATAGCTCGTCCCGCCATCATCAGATTCCTTTGGGAACAGCTGAGGTATTGTATAAGTAGCACACTTCTCAGCTCTTTGTGTGTAGTTGTCTCTATCCTGTGAGAGTCTGTCATAGACTACCTTAGCTCCCTCTGTGGGAACATAGTTTTGTGTAGCCATACAAGAACCCTCTTACGTAATATTCAGTCCACGACCGCCAGAAGAGTTAACACCCGTATCAATTCTTAGAGAACTCTTTCCTCGTCTGCGTCTCTTCTTTGTAGCAGTACCAGAGGTTTCCTGATCGGACGTATCAACCTCAGTAGTCTCAGTGTTAGTACCAATCTCAGGAGCCGGAGTAACCTGTTCTTGTGCACCCTGACCCTTATTGTCTCCACCACCTATAAGACCACCTGTAGAAATCTTTGCGATCTTCTTAATAGCTTTCTTTACAGAACCCATAATTAATTATTTATTCTATTAAATCTTCTTTACTCATGTAATAATTATTGTACAAATGAAACCCTGCTTTAGTGTAAGTATTGCACAACATCTTACTACACCAATCATTAACACTCCCTGTTTGAATGAAGTCTACATTGCCTTTCTTTAGTTCACCTTTTAGGAACTCTGCAAGATCTCTAGCTACACCAGCTCCTTTCTTAAATGAAACAATGAACTCTTCATTAAGAATAAGCAAGTCAGGGTCATACCAAGGAGACCCACAAGAAAGAAGACATGCGCCTACAGGCTCATCAGTTTCTTTGTCAGCAAAACAATAAATATAATAATCTTCAATTTGTTTATTAAAGATCATCTTGCACAATGTCTTGCAATGATTAGGATTAATGTTCTTAATTACATTAATGTTCTTTGCATTCTTAATGATTGAATTGATAACAATGTCAATACAAGACATCAACTCATCTTCATTCTTAAATTCTCTGATATTGTTTTTCATTTGTATCGGATAATATTACATACTATGTTAATTATTATATTAGACAAGGTTTGCACCAGATCTAATGGATCTAGTGGTACCGACAGAAGTATTTCGATCTATACGTAGACCTTTCTTGCCTCGTCTAGCTTTTTCTTCATCTGTATCCTGAGCACCTAGTTCTACTTCAGCAGGTTCAGGAGTAGGATTATCTACTGCAGGAGCCTGTACTTTAACTTCAGGTGCTTTAGGGGTTTTAAATAAGCTTCCGATTTTGGTTCACCTTTCTAAATGTATAACCATGATCTGACTTTCTTACACCCTTCAGAGCTTCTCTAACATGAACCCTGTGCAGATTAAGTTTTAGGCATGCTTCTGAAATAGACTCAAAAATAAATTCTTCCCCTGTACTTTTATTTATACAGACGATAGGAACCTTTTTTGATCCACCATTATTCTTATTAAGAACATGGCGTCTGTGTTGCTGGTTCTCTTTCTTAGTAACCCATTCAAGATTAGAGTAATGGTTATTCAATTTGTTACCATCCTTATGGTTTATCTCCTCTTTATTGGGAGGACACTCACCAATCCAAGCATAAGCGACAAGCCTATGGACAAAAGCTGTTAGCTTAGTCTTATTAGGTCTTCTTAGGGCTACTGTAACATAACCCCAAATATTTACTCTAGGTGTAAGTTTCCTAACTACTTTTCTTTTGTAGCTGTATACATCACCTGATGCACTAACCAAATAATTAGGTAAGTTAGGAACAGGTTTAAGTTCTTCTGTCATGATTTAGTTTTATCTCTTGTTGTTCTGCAGCTCAATAAAGTCTAGAACATCCTGAACACCCTGAAGGTAATCCTTAGTTGTAGACGAATAACGAATCATCCTACGAATGTCAAAGACTTCCTTTAGTCTCTTTAGGTAAGTCTTGGAACACTTAGGAAAGTCTTTATAAGGATCAAACTCTTTAATATCATCCTCATCACTACTCTTAACACTTTCCTTATAGTCTTCAGTAGCTAGATTATTAATTTCAATATCAGTCATAATAATAGTATGTATATATCTTTTTAAGGTAATAAATAAAAGATCATACTATATGTACTACTAAGGGGGAGGACTAGCAGTAATACCCTATAGTATGATCTAAACTCTTCTTTATCCTATTCTATGGGAAATATTATTAGGACACTCTGTATATTATATATGGGATTAATTATTAGATACTCCCTCACGGACTTCCTTATCGGTCAACAAGTGGGCCATCCTGTAGTTAACCAATAGATCTCTTTCAGTCAACCCGGCTTTCTCGAACTGTTTCTTAGCTGCATCCCAGTATCCATCAAATGTCTTGTTGTCTACTTTATCCAGAATCTTTTTTGCAGTTACTATGCCAATCTTAGGACAACCAAAGTATCCATCAATTCTATCTCCTGCAAGAGCTTGTACAAAGGTATTATACATAGCTTCTTGCTCAGTAGTATAGTGGAGAATGTCTCTCTTGAAGTCATAAAAATATCCTTCAACAGTATTAAAATCTTTGTCTCCACTAATGATGATACTATGCTCATTCATGTTGGACGATATGCAATCATCTGCTTCACATGAACTAATAGTCATGCAATCATAGTTATGTTTAATCCATTCAACTAGTGCTTTGTAGCATACAGGTTTTCTTGTATTGGCTCTATTACTTTTATAATTAGGATTTATATCCTTTCTAAATAAATGGCTATCACTGAAGCAATAGATCTTTTTGCTATTCGTTATGTCAAGATTATGCTTATTCTTTAGACTGCTAATAATATAATCAATAGATGCAGTAAATGCAGCCTGAGCATCCTCTAGGTATGCATGAAGTGTCCATAGACCATCACCCCAATCTATTTCCTTCTGTACACTAGTGGATGCTACATAGGCTAACATGTCTCCATCAATGAGGCACGTATCAAATTGCATTGAACTCCTCCAAGAACTTACGTCCCTTGTTTGTGATGAACCATTTATTTGTAGGAACACCAAAGACAATACAGGTAATATGACCACGTGATGCAGCTTCAGCAATCAGCTTTGCATTATATCGAACATAGTCACTTTGAAGTTCTTTAGGTGACACAGAGAGATAGCTAAGCAATTCAAGGTATTTATACATATCAGTTCACCTCATCCAGTTCAACATTCTTTACTTCATCAACATCATAACCAAGAGCATAGAGGAGATTAAGTACACACTCCTCAAGGGCATACCCTTTGTACATGCTAGGTTTGTTGTTGAGAACCATCTGTCCATTAATGATTACCTTAAGTCCCTCGCTGTAGGAACCATCACGAGTATCGTAGTAGAACGTAACCTTAGCGTTACCCTTATTATCAGTGGCATTCATACCAATTCGCTCCAATCTTTCCTTCAACATCAAGTTGTGTTCTGAATCCAAACATGTGCTGCACATTAGTCATGGCCTCCTTAGTAGCCTTCAAGACAATCTCAGCAACCTCTTTGTTCCGGCAGGCTACCTGAATTTCATCGTGCACCCATGCCATCAAAGCAAAGTCACCGTCCCATCCATGTGACAAACCATAGGTCTCCCTGAGTAACCTTTCAGACTCCACAACCCATGCTTTACATATGAGAGCACCAGCGCTTTGTAGAACTGTATTAAGTGCCGAATGGATAGACCGAACATAGACAGGCCTACCATCCAACCCAACAATACAATGAGTGTAATCAATAGAACCATCAGCACTCTTTCGCTTCCTCCAATGAACCCTCTGAGTATTCCCTACCCACTCACTAGAAGTAGCTAAGGTGTCCTCTAGGGTTTCTCTAAGTTTCTTAATTGCAGGGACAGCTCTGAAAAACTTCTCCTTGAGCCTTTTGCCATCAGCAGAACTGCCACCCACAATCTGACCAATCTTCGCATCACCTGCTCCATAAAGAAATCCATAGATAAACGTCTTGGCTAAGTCTCTCGTAGGTAATCCTGCAGCTTTCTGATTAGCTGTATGAATATCCCCATTCAGAACAGTGTGAGCATACTCACCATCATCATAATCCCAAAGGAACTCAGCAAAGCACCTAAGCTCCAAACCAGAGACATCAATACCTGCTTCGCACCATCCCTCAGGTACCCCAAAGAGAGACCTGCACTCCTTGCCATATGCTGAGTGTCCCGAAGGAACTTGTGCAACATTAGGATAGCTGTGAGTAGCCCTGCCAGTGACAGCACCATTAGGATTGACCCTGCCATGTATGCGATAATACCCATCGTCATCTTTATTTACCATCTTCAGCCACGCCATAGAACCAGTGCTAAGCTGCCCCAGACGTTTATCAATAAGCAAGTACTCAAGGATCTTATCTACACCCTCAATACCTACAGCCGTCTTCAGAGCCTCTTCGTCTGTCTTAGGACTTCCGGTAGGAGTGAACTCAGTAGGTTTCCATCCTCGATCCATAAGAACCTTAGCTCTGTGAGCACCACTAGAGGGATTGAAGGTTACCTCCTCGTACTGAGGATAAGGAACACCTGCTTTAATCCCTCGCTTAGCGTTGTCTCTCTTGTAGATCTTGTCACCCTTATAGACACTCCAAGATCCATAGAGTTCTTCCAGCTCTTTCTCCAGCTGCGCCTTACGATCACTAAGCATAATGCTAAGCTCAAATGCTTTATCCATATCAAAGACAAAGCCATTACGTTCCTGCTTAGCCATAACCCAAGCAATCTGATGCTCAAGATCAATAGCTTTCAAAGGATACTTCTTAGCACAAAGCTTGTTGTAGAGCATCTTGGTAACTACAACGTCCTGCTTATTGTAGGTAAGCATCTCGTTACTGAAGTGATCCCAAGCATCCTCCTGTTCACCATAGGTACCCTTAAGCTCACCTAGACGATAACCATAAGCCTTCAAGCTGTGAGAACCAAAGAGACTCTTAGGAAGCTTGCCGGACTTCATTAGGCCCATGTCAATGTCTTTAATGTTTCCGTAGATCAGTCGAGAAAGAACCAATGTATCCAACACTACTTTACGCGGATCAAACGAGAAGTCCCGACCCATAAGAATCTTAAGGCACGGTACGTCAAAGCAGATGCCATTATGAAAAACAATGTTGTATTGATTCTTAGCATAGTGCTCAAGCTTGTCTACATATTCATCAAGATTAGTAAAGGAAGTATAGCTGTCATCTTTAGAATCGTAGATGCAGCCACACCAGAACTTAGAGACAGTATCCAACAGACCATCTGTCTCAATGTCAGTAATAATATAGTTATCGTATAGTGTGAGCATGTTTCTATATGTCCTATAGCGTTAGCATAAGTTATTGTTAATTATCATGTGCCAGACAGAAGACCAGCACAAAGAATGGAATGACAAAAAGGAAGAAGTTCCAAAGGAAAGTAAACATATCAGAACCTACTTTCATCTGAGAACCCATAGTCCTCTGGTTCACCATCATATTGCTTTAGTCTACCACTTTCAGTGTCGTACTCAAGGTAACCAGATACCCCAGTTTCCCCCGAAAATCTGTTCTTCAAGACTCTAATAGTGAGAATGTTAGGTGACTCTCCCTGCTGATTACGTTCAAGACCAATAACCATATCAGCAAGCTGAGCAATAGCACCTGATCCTCTGAGTTGACTAAGAGATACCTGTGCTCCCTCTTCGTGACCCTTCTTCTCAGGCCGCTTCAAGTGAGACACTACAAACATTGTAGCACCAGTCTCTTCTACCAGTGACCGAAGGTTAGTCATCAGCTTATCAATAGCTTTACGCTCACCCCCGTCCTTATCGGTATCCATGCCGGACACAACGATAGAGATATGATCAAGGAAGATTCTCTTGCAGCCGAGAGCTACAATCATGTATCGAAGTTTGTTAATAAGATTGCTTGAATCAAGTGACCCAAAGTGATCGTATAGGAAGAAGTTGCCTGTCCCAAGCGTACTTTCAAATGCTTCCTTTCGTTGTTCTTGAGTGACATCTTCAGGAGCAAGCAAGATTCTCTTGGAAAGATGAATTGACATAAGCTCCAATCCTGTCTTTCTAGTAGATTCTTCAAGGGCTACAACTCCACACAGCTCTCCCCGAACAACCCCACAGTAATATTCAAGCTCCCTAACGAGTGTGGATTTTCCCATACCACTCCCACTTGTGATGACATATAGCTCTCCATGACGAATACCTCTCGTATATTTATTTAATGCCTCCCATGGGTATGGTACAGTATCAGATAGATCATCAACATTATTAACACAACTATCGTAAAGATCAATACCTGCAACAATCCCATCAGGGCGATAAGGTTTAGCATTCCATATAGCACTCAGTACATCTTTACCCTTTCCATTCTTAAGACACTCATTAGGATCTTTGCACGGAAGAGAAGCAATAAAAGCTTTACCTAGAGGAAGAATCTGAGCACACTCTTTACTAGCTTTACGTCCGGCATCATCCATGTCGAACATAAGAATAACTTCTTCAAAGTTACTCAGATACTCTAGATTAGCTTCAATAGCTTTCTTTGCTGCCTGAGCACCATTAGGAATACTAACAGTAGGCCATTGATTCCCCTGCAGTTGACTCACAGTAAGACAATCAATCTCACCCTCAGTGATGATAATTTTCTTACCCTTAGACCAAAGCTGAGAACCATAAAGACAACCAGTGACCTTACCTAATGTAATAAAGGACTTATCGGGAAACCTAACTTTTTGTCCACAAATAGCTCCAGTCGAATCATAATAGCAAGCTACCTGACAGGGTTTACCCTTATACTCACCTACGAAATACTTGTACTTTTCACAGGTGTCCTTATTGAGAAGACGCTGAGTCAGTCTCTCAGCAACCATGTCACTAAACGGAATAAGCTCCTTACTCATGGGTTTCTTAAACTCCTTGTTTTGTTTCTGATCTTCACTAGGAAAGTATGTATTGCAGCTGTAGCAGTACCTATGACCATCACTAAATAGTGCACAGGCATCACTAGAGCCACAAGATGGGCAAGGCTCATGCCGGACAAAGACTGACTCAGACATAATAATTAAACTAGGCTATTCTGCTCCAAGATATACCGAGCAGATTGGTATCGACCATAAAGATTATAGTACCAACCACACGGAAGGTTATCATTGTGGTAAACCTGATGTTCAAATGGAGACATGTGACCCTCCTTCAGTAGGCGCTCTGCAAGCTCCAAATCCTTCTTAATATCTGCAGGAGTATAGTCGTCATTCTGCAAGTAAGACACACGAGCACAACGAGCTGCACTCACCTTAATGGCATCAATGGTACTGAGCTCACTACTCTCTTCATCAGAGACATAGGGGAAAATCCAATAGGCATCATTGAAGTTATAGTTAGGAGGAATTTCATACTTATCCTGAGCATTAAGCATTGCATTTGCAAGATCACGAATCTCAGGCTGAGCTGCTTTAGAAAGACGAAGGTTATAGAAGTTCTGCCAATCTGTAGCAGTAACAATCGTTCGGATAAAGCTGAAGGGCTCAAGCAGTCGATTCACAGTCTGCTTATGGATACCCATTTCCTTCAGTCGTTCAGCCCAATAAATAGCATCATCTCGTGCACATGCCCAGATAATCCGAAAACTAGTAAGCTCTTCTTCTTTTATCTTTTCTTTACCAGACATGCCCTTACAGTTCTTATAGACTTCATTAGGAATCACAGGATTATCCATGACTTCCTTAATGATCTTCTCAACAGGAGTAGCACGAGAGCTAGAGGCATTTCGAGAGAACACACGGTGAGTCATAAGTTCACTATGGATGTATCGAGGATATACAAGCTCCATTGTATAAAGACCATCTTCAGTACCCTCAATGACAGTAGCGGTACAGAGACCAACAGTAGTGGTAGTTTCGTTAGTAGTGTGATACATAGTTTTATTTATTTGTAAAGCCAGTTAAGATAGCGTTCATGATCTGCACGAACAGAAGAACCATCATCTACATCATCGTAGGGTTCTTCATCTTCAGGTTCTTCTTCGTCTTCATCATCTTCAAGTTCCTCTTCGTCTTCAGCATCTTCTTCAGACTTACAGAACTCTTCATATTCTTCTTCCCATTTTTCAGGCATAAGATACTCTCCTAATATATGGTAAATATTGGTTCCGGCAGAGGGAATCGAACCCCCATCACATGATTACAAGTCAAGTGTAATTCCTTTATACTATGCCGGATTACATGCTTTCCACTTTTCCCAAGCGTTAACAACAAAGAATGTACGAGTAAGAACCCCTACGCCACCCGGAACAGGACTGATGTTCATACGCGACCACTCTTTCCATTCTTCTGGAATATCCCCACAGAGGTGATACCCCTCCTTATCAGGCTTCTTAACCCAATTGATCCCAACATCATAGACAAGACGATCAGTAAATAGGTGTGCCCAATCAATGTAAGAACCAAATGTATAAGGGTTCCCAATAGCTACAACAACGATGTCACTCATCCGAATAGCTGCAGCCTTGTAGACAGCGCTAGATCCTCTGTGAAGAACGATGGTATTGCAGTTGCAGTAGTCTCGAAGCCACTTGTCAAGAGGCCGTCCCACAAGATCGCTACGTCCAATGATACAGACATTGTTGCCTTCAAGGTCTCTACCACCGTTTAGATGCTTCAGGTGCTCATAAATACCTCTAGCAGTACATGGAAGATCACTTACAGTAGCATTGCCGGAAACATACAGCTTTTGTTTAGCTTCATATCCAAGATTATCAATGTCATTGGCAAGGCAGATGTCACCAAAGACATCTCTCTCATAACAAAAATTCAATGGCAACTGAACTATGTATGGCACACACTCATTGTTAAGTCTGTCAATAGCCCTGCTAAGCTCTGTTTGATTTCCTACAGACACAAGCTCCACAGAGAATCCGGCATTAGTAGCCACCTTAATCTTGTTCTTCATGTAAAGCTTGCAGTCAGCATTGGCACCCTTGCTATGGATGATAGCAATCTTGTGCTTAATAGGATCAGCTTTAATATCCTTCAGCTGCTCATCACAGAACTTTCTAATTGATTCTTTATCTACAAACATGTTGTTTCCTTTGTAGGTGGTGCGAGAGGAGGGATTCGAACCCTCACGAGTATTGCTCGGCAGATTTTAAGTCTGCTGCGTCTTCCTTTCCGCCACTCTAGCTTTAAAAATAAGACGACCCAATCTTTTGCACTCAATTGCTCGACAAAGAATCTAAAGAACTAGCTAGGTATGCTCGGATCTTGAGCTGGTGTTCCCTCTTTAGCTTCTTTATGTCATAGCATGGAGATACCGCGTATATCTCCTTACTTGATCGTGTATTGGGTCAATTTGGTGCGAGAGGAGGGATTCGAACCCTCACGCTCATAGGCACATGCTTCTAAGGCATGCATGTCTACCATTCCATCACTCTCGCTTACTACCCTAATTTTTGTTTAGCCCAATATCCTCTAGGAGGTTTACTTATGTTAAAGAGTTTGCATCTCTTCTCAATTGCTTTATCTGATACTCCAAATAGTTTAGCAACATGAGTTGTTGGCATCTCCCAAACAAGTTTTTCTAGAGTTTCCTTATCTATGTGAAATACTCTCTTGTGTATTGTGTACTTCATTTTAGGCTTGGTAGAATAGCTAACTTTTGGATTATGAATCTCAGCATGACCTTTATAGGTACAACAAACCAAGTTAGACTTAGAGTTATTTTTAGTGTTCCCATCAATGTGGTGTACACACTCATTTTCTTTTAGTTTTCTGCCTAATACCTCCTCAATAATCTCATCATGCTGATAAATTTTCTTATAGGTATCTCCTTCTTTTCGATACCTAAAGATATACCCGTTATAATCTGTTAGCCATCTATCCATAATTTTGGTGGAAGGGGTGGGAATCGAACCCACGTTCAGTCAATCGACCTGCCTTATCTAGACAGTGCTTTCTTCTGTTTATCGGTTTATAAGGCCGACTCCAAAACCAACATTAGCAACCCTTCCTAATCCCCCAAGATTGTTACCAATCAGAGCAGTAGTAGATATTAATGATACCATCAGGTACCGCGTAGTATTTACCTATAATATCACCAATGACACTCAAGACATACTGCTGATCGTACCCATCCATGTCACTGTCAAGGATAGCTTTTCGAAGCTTAAAAACATCATCAATAGTAAGCTTTACATACCACCCGTTCATGTTAAAAGTAGGTTCGCATTGACCATAGTCTGCATTGTTGTGGACCCAATCATCAACAAAATAATTCTTACGAAGATAACCTACCTCTGTCATGTTATGGTAGGTCTGTCCAAAGGATTGTCGCTTCTCGCCTGAGGAGAAGTAAAAATAAGCATCAAGACCCATAGTTGTCTCCAAGTAAAAGATGCTTAGCCAAAGACCTATATAAAGACTAAGCCCACAACACTGTACAGCTTCTAGTTGTGATTTATTTTATATGCGACACACGCGTATGGCGACATAAAGGTCCTTCTTTGGCCTCACCTACAGGATTCGAACCTGTGACCAATTGCTTAGAAGGCAACTACTCTATCCAACTGAGCTAAGGTGAGGTTGTTGTCATGTTAACCACAGCATCCTTCTTTATTGCTGTAGTTGTGTATAGTTGAGTACATCTGTCAAGTAAATCTGTACCTCTTGATAGAAGCTCTTGGCATTGGGCAAGTCGCTTGCTGCAAGCTCCTTCGGAATCTCTAAGCTTTCTATTTGATTCGTTGAGATTGTGCTGCAACCTGCTAACAGTGTTCCTAAGATCCAAACTGCTAGAACGAAAAGAATCGTATTCTCTAAGCAAGAGACTAATCGTTGCACCCTTTCTCTTGATAATATCTTTTTGATTCTCTTCATATTTTACCTTTTGTTCTAGTAGCAACTGTTGGTTCTTAACCCGCTCCTTGTCAGCACCTGCGGCAGCACCTACTACGAACATCACTATAGCGCATATTGCCGGAAGCATCTTCTTAATGAAACCAAACAAGTCACTCTCCTAATGTATGGGATTTATTTCTTTTGAAGAATGAGGTCACCTTCTTTATAAGGAGCCTCACCCGACACTCTAAGTACACCATCCAGAGCTGCAACGTCATCCTTAGTTACCTCATGAATTTCATATGGGAGCTTTCTGTACCATTCCTTGACATCAAAGCAGGGACAATCTTTATGAACATCCGGCAAGTCACGGTGACCTAGTACCTTCGGATGATCTTCCCAATACTTATACTGAAGCCATGTGACTAGGTTGCGTAGGCTGACATATTGCTCATCTGTGAAGTTAGCTACGGGCTTCCCTTCTTTGTTGATGCCTCCAACTAGACATATCCCAATTGAGCAGTCATTGTATCCCTTTGCATGAGCACCTATAGCATCAAGAGGTCTGCCATTCTGAATAGTACCATCTTTCTTGATTACAAAATGGTATCCAATGCAAATAAAGCCTCTGTTTCTATGGACTTGATCTATTGACTTCCAGTCATAATCATCTCTATTTTGAGATGCTGAACAGTGAACTACAATATACTTTACTTTGCCGGATCTTTTCTTTATGTTTATTATTGAAGGATGCTCCTCAATATTTGGTTTAAGTTTATCTTCTAGTATTTTATTTGTCATGTAATATATCACTATCTATTTTATGTTTTGGTTCCTTTAGCCATGCATCAGGTATTATCTTGTCTGCATACTTGAATCCATACTTCTCACAGAAAGAAGCATAGGTAGTCTTAGAACCTTTGTAGATAGGAGTTTTAGATCTCGAAAAGATAAACCTAATATCCAACTGAGGATATTGTTCTTTGATAAGCAAATGCTTCTTTCTGTCCTCTGAATCCCATACACCCTTTGTCTCAATAATAATTCCATTTGGCAATACAAAATCTGGTGTGTACTTATGGATTGATTCAGGGATCTTATAATTTATGTAATGTTTTTCATACTCTACTTCACGGCCTAAAGCGGTCTTAAGGTAAGCTGCATTAGCCTCCTCAAGACCGCTTCTGTACGTCTTCATGTTGTGCCGTCGAAACCTAGAGTATGCGGCGGCTCTTGTAGTCAATCTTAGAAGTCTCCCTTATTAGGAACATAGTCTTCTTCAAGATTATCCCAAGGCTTGCTATCTTCTTCAGGTGCTGCGGCAGGCTCTTCAGTATACTCAAAGCCACCTTCTTCTTCACCGAAGCCATAACTTTCAGCAGTGCCGGAAGCCTTAGGTTCTACAAGCTCAATCACTTGGACAGCGACAGGACGAAGGGAAAGACCACAAGTCTTAGTGGTGGGCATGTAATAAGGAAACACAGAGAAGTTCACCTTAATCTTGCTTTCGGAGCCAATCATTGCACCATTGCAGGGCTTGCCCTTAGAGTCAAAGATGGGGATGCTAACCTTAAGATCCTTACCGTCTTTGGTATGGATGACTGCCTTCTGTTTGAATTTGAAGACAACATTTCCTTCCTCATCGTATGTCACAATGTCACCCTTAGTGACAGTCTTTCGCTGAGCAATAGCACGCTTGACGTCATCGGACGTTTCCATGAACTTGATCAAGACAGCATCAAGCTTGTCGATAAGTTCCTTAGTCTTATCATCTTCAGGCAGCAGAAGATTAACCTTATAGTCACCTTCAGGGTTGAACTTAGTGTCCGGCGAGTTCAGATACGGATACTGAGCAAACCCCATAGGAGTAGTAAAACGAATATTGTTCTTGGTCATCATGATGTTGTGTGTTGTGTATTTTTGAATTAATAAAAGGAATAGGAGAGAAGGATGGCAGAAGACCTATCTCTCCTATTCTATGGGATTTATTATTAAGAGAAGCAGTAAAGACTGTTCTTCACCTCTTCAAGGTCTAGAGTACCACGCTCAGGGAGCTTTGGAAGCTTCTCTAGGAGCTTGGGGCTGAGCTGATGAGCTACAGCATCATACAGACTTTGAAGCACGTCATTCTGCTCATAGGTATCCACAAAGACTTCACGGACGATATGAAACAGTTTGTCAGCGTTACCTGCATGAGTTCCATAGGAATCATGGATACATGCGAATCCCGTAAGACCCTGTTCGACACCCTTAAGTACCGTGAGCATCATGTGGCTTGCATCCATGCTATGGACAAAGTTAGGAGCAATGCCCTGACGCTGCTTGCGAGTAGAGATTTCATTGTCCTTAGACACGATACCTACTGAGGGAGCGATACGCTGTGCCGTCTCTTCGTCACCATCAGGTGTCTTAATACGGATACCCTTAAGAAGAACGCAGTCAACCTGAGTCATCTGAAGCTTCAAGTACTTCTGCCGGACAGGAAAGCCCGCAGGAGTGATCCAGAAGGTAGGAATGTGATTTCCGTTCATGTCCACATCACTTGCAAGAAGTGCTGAGGCATCCTGCAGCCAACTCATGGCTTCTACAGCTTTCACTACGACTTGAGACAGGCTATCCCAAATGAGACCTGCCATATAGCGGGATGACTGCATAGGCTTGCTAAATGCAAGAGGATTATGAGCATTGGCCGGGTTGACCGTATCCTCAAGAATCTGATCAGCAAACCCATACTTCTTGGCACCATAAGGAAGAGTCATGGTACAGCGCTTAGTGACAGACCTAGAGATACCATAGTCGAGCCACTCTTTAGCCATTGAAGACACACCTTTCTTAAGGTAGTCTTCCCCGTCCTTAGAGATGATCTCATCAACTTCACCCTTAGCAAGATCCTCCTTGAGTCTTTCCTTTACCTTGTCCGCAACGATCTGGTAGATGTCGTGCACCTTAGTGTCAGGCACTAGATTCACTGCATAGCCACCTACCTCATCTCGAAGCATGGCCGAGAAGTGCTGAAGGCCACTGCAAGACCCGTCAAAAGCTACTGCAATATGAGACTCATAGCTATAGCCTTGCTTACGATACTCATCCCACTCAAAGCAGAAAGCTAAGAATTCCCATGGACTATCAGCAGCCATCCACTCTTGGTTATCCAAGGGATTCTCTGCGATACGTGCTATAAGCTCTGTATTGCTGTAAACCCACGCTATTCTCTCGTCCATAGGCTTCTTATCAAGCCCATAGCAGTTGGCCCCATGAAAGGCCAACCAATCGGCCCCACGTTGGTCTCCTACAGGTACCCCATGAGCAAACTCAATGAGCGCCTTTCCGAAGTCATTAGATTGGGGAGACAAGATGGTAAGAGGGTAGATACGGCCCCTGAAGTCAAGGTTATGAGGGAAGTAGATCTCTTGGTCATCCTTATACTCAGCTGCTAGTGCCAAGATGGCATTGACAAGCAATCTCTTGCCCTTACGAGCATTTTCAAGACGATAGTACCTAACCATATCTTTACGCCATGCTCTTTGAGCTTCAGGGTTGGTGTCACACTCCGGCATACGAATAGGAGGCTCCCCATACTCTGCAGAGGGCATATCAAGACACTCAGGAATAACCTTCCATGAGCAGACTTCTTGAGCTACCTTAAGCACCTTCTGGTTGATCCTCCATGGAGTGCTTTGAATTGCATTGACTGCATTGTAGACGTTGGGCATATCAACATCAGCATACAACTCATTTACTTCCTTCAATGGAATTCTAACGAGAGGAATGACACGCTTGAGGTTGAGGTAATAACCGCCGCCAATAGGCTTAGTCCACTTCTTTGGAGGGATCACCATAGGACGATTCTTGAAGCAAAGACTGGCAAGCTCCCTGTCGTTGAAGTCAATGTATTGAATGATCTCAGGACGAATTGAGAACAGGTACTGCAGCTTCTTAGAAGTAGTGGATACTTGCTTATAGAGGTATCCGAGGTCGGTAGCTTCCAAAAAGATTTCCAGAAGCTTCATGCCAACCTGAATCCTCTTCTTCTCATCCCACGGCTTCCATCCCTCTACTAGTCCTTCCTCTACCATGGATTTCTCAGCAAAGCGAAGGAAAGCATGCCTGTACAGGTCACCCTTGCGAGTACTAAGACTATGCTCTAGCTTCCTACGCTCTTTGGTGCTTACAGACGACAGAAGCTTAGAGAAGCGTAGCTCAGCTTCAATATCCTTAGAAATCTCCTTGCATAGGACGACAAGGGATATTGCTTGGCCTTTATGACCTACCACGGTTGATAGGACTGAGTTGCAAAGAATGACAGCACACTTGAGCTTATCCATAGACTTGACTGCAGTGATAGCCGCATTTCGTCTGCCGGGCTTACCTGTATCAGACTCAGCAATGGCCTTATCTATGTACTTAGCGACAATAGGCACGCACTCAGTCATAAGGGTTCTAGTGGTTCCTGTTGTAGCAGCTCGATCATTCTCTCGGGATTTATACAGACGGTTGATGAATTCTTCTTGAGCTAGCTGCTGAGATTCAAGCTCAAGATTGAACTCTCGTTCTACTCGTTCAAGACCATATAAAGACACCAAGTCTTGGTACTCTTGATCATTGGTGTTGAACTTGGATAGGTCTATCATGATTAGCTTATTCTCCTATATTGAGGTTGATAGTTTATCATATAAGAAATACTACTAGACACACCTAATAGGATTTATTATAGGATTCCTACTACTCCTATCCTACAGGAGTCCTATAGTTATCCTATAGGCCCCTGTAGTGTTCTCTCTCCTTATCTATGGGATTTATTCATATCTTCTAGCCACTGCTTGTATACCAATAGTTTAGCTGCATCCTTACTGTAGTCTTCACCTTCCTTATGCCCGGCACGCAGTGCATACTTGATTATGTTGCCCTTAATGAACCCCTGCAGCTCTTCCTTTGTAAGAGTTATGCGCATCAGTTCAATAGGTTCTATGGGTAATTCTTTGTAGTGTTGATTGTATTTTTCCATTTCTTTTTGTCCTTGGTTATGTGTTAATTATGCCATATATGTAATGGGCAGCGAGCAATGTTACTACCCGCTGCATACCCTTAATATTACTCAGTTATTCACCGTCCTCCGGATCAAAGCAAAGTTCTTCATAGGACTTGTCATATACTCTACCACAATACTCGTCCAGATCTGAGAAGCAGATCACTGAGGCGGGATTGTTAGTAGAATGAATAATACCAAGCTTAAAATAGTAGTAATTGTCGGTTACATTGTAGTCGTCCAGGTCTACCCATAAAAGTACTTCCCACGGCTTCATACCATAGAAATGATTGTTAAGGTTTTCTCGGGTATTCTCGAAAAGCACAAGTTCCCCACCCATTTCCTCACAGCAATACTCGTTCCAGAGGTCGATAAGGTTACGTTCTGCCATTTTTTGTCTCCTATGGTTCTTGGTTAATGAATAGTGTTATTAT